TGAGGAACATGCGTCTGTTGTCTCGGCCCATCAGCGTTATGCTGAGGCCTATAAACATGCTGAGGTTGCTTTTGTTCCTCAGCTGTTCGTAAAAGGACACAAGCGCAGGTATCGTCAGCTCATCAAAGCACTGCTGCAAACACAATCAGTGGTGGATGCGCGCCTGTGTGGCATTGTAGGCGGAGTCCCGGAAGGGAACAACCGCATAAGTGTCACACGACTGATAGATGACAAAGGTCAACCTTGTAGGCCGACGGAGGAAGAGCTCCTTTCAGAGCTCTCCGACTATCGACTTTTCAGGGCCATACTCAGTTATCTAAAAGAGTTACATGTGGTCTTCAATATACTCGAGAGTGATCTTGAGTTGTTTGATTTCCGCATGGACTGGTCCGCTCCAAACGTGGGAAATGAAGAACCCACCTGCCACTAGATAACACCAAGGGAGTATTTTACGGTCCATTCCAGCGACCGTACCACACTTTAACCGTTAGGATACTGAAATGGGCTTAACACCGTACACTCGGGATCGCTCTTTCTGGGCCGGGTATCAAGTTCGAAACTCGGCCAAGAACTGGCCAGCGAATCCCAACATCCAGACTAACAAACTGGTAGTTAGGAAACTCGATGGCTACCGCGATCCTGATTGGCGGAAGAAGATAGCTGACCAAACCAATGCAACAACTGGAATGGTCGCCTACTTCGACTCCGTAGATGTTAAGCGCTCCCACTGTACCTTTGTTAGGGTCGGTGGGTGCAATGGTGATCCAACTAGATACGAATCAACCTCTTCCGGTGACCATGCACCTTATATGGACAACGGGAGTTGGTTGAACGCGCTAGGAGGGTACACCAACGCTCTCAGTAGTGTGGATTCTCGTGCCAATGCGGCTGCTTTCAAAGCAATTCGAGACGCCCAGGTCTATTTGCAAGGCCAGGTCGTTCTCGGAGAAGCAAGAGAGACCTTCCGCATGCTTCGCCATCCCGCTAAAGCTCTCTTCGATCGAAACGATGGTTTCCTACGTAAGGTTAACAAAGCCAGACGTAGAGATGCCAAAGGTTGGTTGAAGACAGCAGGCGAGCTCTGGCTTGAGAACGCGTTTGGTTGGCAACCTTTGCTTAACGATGTCAAAGATGCTGCTCGAGCGCTCAAGACTTTAGTTAATGGGACGCATAAGCGTTCCTTTAAGTTCAGTGCTGGCGCAACAGGCAGTATCCTAAACAACGAAAGTTGGTTGATTAACCACTCTCCGTCAACTGCGTTGTATTTGAACTCTTACAAGCAGGATACGGAAAGCCGTACCGTGAGATTTCGCGGTGCGGTTGCGACTCAAGTTCATGGAAAGACATGGGAAGACGCGCGGCTTTTCGGATTTGATCCGGCGAGCTTCGTGCCTTCCGCTTGGGAATTACTCCCCTGGTCTTTCATGATCGACTACTTTACCAACGTCGGGGATATCCTTGAGTCGACTTACACGTCGACGACTGACCTTGCATGGTGTAATCGCACGATTGTTCAGCGGAAACAGCGTTACCGCACAATCAATTGGGCGAAAGAAGCCATGCTCGGACAGTTTGGGTGCCCCGAAACTTATGTTGATAAAGCAGAGGACGGCTGGTATAAACACGTGGTCTCTAAAGTTACTCGAGACGTAGGCGTTTTTCCAACTGTACCAAGCCTATATATCGAGCTCCCAGGGAAGGACAGGCAGCTCTTCAACTGCGCTGCTCTTTTCTCGTTGGCTTTGGAAACCCATCCACAACGTACCTTCAATCCGAAGACCGGGCGCCAGTACATATTCTGACACCGGATCGGACCTAAAGGAGTCATGTAATGAGCTTTCTGCTTACGAGTCCTATTACTGGGACTGCACAGACGGGGTTTACGGCCCCTACCTACACGCATGTCACGGACTTTGCCCCGGATGTTAACGGGCGCCAGGTCGCTGTGACTGCACTAGGAGGGACGCAAACTGGCGTCACGGCACACACTGTGTCTAGCCCCTTTACCATCACCTTTTGGAAGCCGAAGACCTACAAGGTCCTTGGTAAACCAAATCCGGTGACTGGTGTGTTGAAGAACGTGCCAATCAACACTTACAAGACCGTAGTACGCAAGGGGGTTCTCCCCCTTGCTGGTCAGCCGTACTCCACTGCCATCCTGACTATCCAAATGGATATTCCTGCTGGCTCGGATACTGCTGACCCGGCAAACTTGCGAGCGTTGCTTTCGGCCGGCATTGGAGCGCTGTCCCAGCAGAGTGCTGGTATTGGCGATACCATTGTTTCCGGAGTGGTTTAAGCTTGCTCTCGGAGCCGCCTTGATTCAGCGGCTCTTAGGGAGAAAGCCGACCAAACCGAGGTCGAATAATGGCAAGTCCTCAAAACTGCAAGCAAAGCGTAAACTACGCTGAGCTTGCGCGTTCTTTGATAGAGGGGTCTATATGCATCATCGTGCTTTGGACGCTGCTCTACTTCTTGATTCCGATCTTCTCGCAGCTGGCTGGCCAGCGTGTGAACGCTATCCAGGGGAGCCTGTCGGGTCAATCGCAGCAAACTCAATGCGAAGATCGTTCTTGAAGAAGTTTCATAACTTCAAGGCGAACCCTAGCGGTGATAAGGCTGCATTAGACCTATTTCTCAGTTTTAATGAGAAATGCTCCAATTGGGTTAAACCCCAATTCGGAAGTGATGCCGAAGCCGTCGCGTATGGGGAGGCCAGAGATCTGTTTTATGAGATCTGGTATCCTCAAAGCGGCGGCGATCGAATCCCTACGTTAGCCTCTGTTTCCCGGCATTTCGATGTTGGGAATGGAAGCAATATAGGTGCGAAGTTTACAGACTTCTACTCGAAGTTTGCGACTTCAAAACTTTCTGCGACTAGTCCGGTACTCCACGATTGGTATCGTAGAGCGATCTCTGGATCCGAAACCTGGCGCGACGTTGAAGTCTTTCGCGCCAAGTATGCTGGAACCGAGATCGTATCGGGAAGCCGTTTGGGTTTTGTGCCGAAAACGCCTGAAATAACACGTGTCATCTGTGTAGAGCCCGTTCTGAATATGATTTTCCAGAAGGGCTTGGCAGGCTTGCTAACTGAAAGACTGGAATCGAGATTTGGTTTATCTCTCGAAACCCAGCCTGACCGTAATGCGGAGCTTGCTAGAATCGGTA